AAAGAAATCACCAAGCTCAGTGGAAGATATGCACGCGAGGAGGCGTTGCATTCTAACATGTTTACTGTTGAAGAAATGAGCAAAATCTTTCCTGAATGCACTTTATCCACGGTGACGGGTTACAACCGCAGACATCGACGAAGTATTGACCATGCACTAGCCGGGGTGTTCAATCGAGGCCTCTGCAAATGCGGGTCAGTACACGTCGGGCATGTCGATTTGGGAGAAGAATGTTGTTACAATGCCACGTGGTATGACAGTTGTGTTGTGACAAGTCTCGTGGACGCTGTGGACGCTTCGACCTATGGAGGCAAAGGGCTGTCCCTTTGCAAGAATCCGCAAAACATTGGAAAAGTCGCCGGCGGAACGCAGGCCAAAAGGAGAGCCGCAAAACATGAGCTGTTGCAGGGGTTACGTGATATGACCAGGAAGACGGCTTTGATGGCCAAGTGGAATGTCCGAGGCCAGCAGTATAACCGCTTTGTTGCGCAACTGGCAAATGGGAGATTTGCAGTGCCTTTGGATCGGGTGGTGGATGTCATTGCAGGCATCACAGACCGGAAGATGACCATTCATTCAGCAACAAAGTGTGAGGAGGTGAACAGGTGGCTCGGACCCACAACCCAACAAGCACTAGGCAACAGAGCTCGGTTGCCGCCCGACGCTTGGCAACCGGAGGCAGAGATGATCATCCTCGATGTTGATGGTGTCGGCTCGCAGATAGGCACATCATGGTACCACATGGCCGCAGTTCGCAGAGGAGGACAGCATATCACCAGTGCAGACAGATCAAGCGCTAGCAATTCTCTAGCTCCAGGGAGTGGAGGATCCTCTTCCCTTCCCCATCCCCCTTCTCATCCACCATCACAGACCCCAACCGGACCAAACGGACCCACAACACCCACAGGAGGTTCAACGCCAGGTCGTTTACCTGCAGGCCCCACATCCTCCGCCGGTGGGTCCGCTGTTCCGCCAACCCCTGGCACACCAGCACCAGCAGTTCCAGGCAATTCACAGCTGCCCGGTCCCGATCCTACAGAGGAGTTGTTGAGGGGAGTCAGACGTTTTCTGACTCATTCTTTTCTGATGGGGTCGGATCCTACGGCCGCGTCCGACCGGGCAGCACAGGCCGAACTCGCGGTGAGGTTAGAAGCAGGCGTAACACCAAGCACGGGTGCGGAGTATTGGCAAACTTTGGTGGCTTCAATGGAGTTGTCGGTGGTAGCAGAACAGGTCCGCAGACGGCAGCGAGTAAGAAAAGAAATGTGG